GGTTCAACTGCCATCTGGAAGAAACTAGTATTACAGGCGATATAAAATGGCGAAACAGACGATTGACCTAGGTACATTAGGCGGTGCCGACGGTACCGGCGACAGCATCAGGACCGCGGGCGCAAAGATAAACTCGAACTTCAACGAGATATACGCCAACTCGGCCATGTCATCTAATATCAGTATATCAGGGAATAACATCAAAAACACCCTGACAAACGGAGACCTCGTGCTGGCAGGATCAGGAACTGGTGTGGTTGCCATCCCGACCATAACAATAGATTCCACCATCAACATCACAGACAATGTGATCAAGGTGGATGTGACTAATTACGATCTACAATTAGATGCATCTAATTTAGGGTCGATACAGATAACAAAATCAGACATCAACTCCGGCGACATAGACGGCACCGTGATCGGAGGCACAACACCGGCGGCGGGAACATTCACAACACTTTCGGCCACCACCCTCAATGCGGACGGGGTGGCCATCACAAGCAACACGATCACTCCAATAACAACCAACGCTGACCTGGAGATCACTGGCAACGGCACGGGCACTGTTTCCATCGAAGGGCTGAAGATGCCATCCACGGACGGTGCACAACATCAAGTGATCAGGACAGACGGCGCCGGGAACCTAACATTCTTCAGTTCACCCATTCTTTTCGATCAAACATTAATAGACGATGGCACGGCCACGCTCACTGCGACTTCGGCATACCAGACCATAGATTCCTGGGACCTGAGCACCTACAGGAGCGCCAAGTACCACATACAGATCTCAGACGCCACGGCGGACAGGTACAGGTTGATCGAGGCCACGGTCACACATGATGGATCTATAGCATACATTAGTGTTTTTGGTGGTGTGGACAACGGTGATGGGGACGGATCCACCGTGTATGACACCATGGATTTCAACGCCATAGTTGCGGGCGGCAATATTGCCCTGCAGGGAAGATTAAATAACACTAACAATCACGTGATAAAATTCGTGAGGAGATTGATTAAGGTATAATGGCACAGCAGACACTGAACATAGGAGCAACGGCCAATGATGGCACAGGTGACACTCTACGTGTCGCAATGGACAAAGTCAACGACAACTTCAACGAGATATACGCCAGTCCCATCATCAGTGACTTCATAACCATCACCGGCAACGAGATAAGAGCCAACAGGTCCAATGATGATCTAGTGCTGGAACCTTCGGGCACGGGTGTGGTAACAGCGCCGTCTCTGACAGTAGATTCAAACATCAACATCACTGACAACATAATCAAGACCACCGTGAGCGATTCCAATCTTGTACTGCAACCAAACGGTATAGGCAGTGTGGTAATCTCAAAAGTGGACATCAACAGTGGTGCTATAGACAACACAGTGATAGGAGCCAACACGGCGGTGGCCGGAAGTTTCACCACGCTTACAGCCAGTACCTCGGCCAGCATCGGCAGTGTGGAAATCACAAGCAACACGATCACTCCAATAACAACCAACGCTGACCTGGAGATCACTGGCAACGGCACGGGCACAGTCTCGATACAAGGTTTAAAATTCCCCACATCAGACGGGACAACAGGACAGTTCCTCAAGACAGACGGCGCGGGCAATCTAGGATTTGCGACTGCCACTGCTACGCTCAGCCATTCAGACATCAACGACAACACCTCAACAGTGGCGTCTTCCGCGACCACAGTGATAGACACATTCGACTCAGCCACTTACAGGAGTGCCAAATACTACATCTCAATATCAGACACCACCAACGACAGGTACGAGATGGTGGAGGCCAACGTGGTGCATGGTCCCAGTGCTGACAGCACAACAGAGGCCTACATCACGGTGTTTGGGGAACTGTCGAATTATTCCAGTGACGGTTCAACACTTCCTATAGCACAATTCTCAGTTGATGTGTTGAACGGAAACGTGAGGTTGAAGGCCACAAACATCACTAGTGATAGCACTGTGTTCAAGTTCCAGAGGACAACAATAGACTTATAATGTAAAGTAGTTTAAACTACTGACAAACCACATATGAGAAGGAACAACAGAAGACCACAGCATAGATCACCGCGATCAGAGATCGCAAGGTTAGAGGAACAGCTCAAAAGGACCACGGATCCCGTGGATCGCGAGGGCATAAGACAGCACATAGAACACTGGCAACGTGCCCAGAACGACAGGCGCTGATCTCCAATAAATACCCGTGTAAGGAGTAAGATCAATGGCAACACCGGTGTGGACAACAGCGGCAGGAAAACTGGCCACGTTCAACGAGGACAGTTCGTATTCACTACAACTGGAGGCGAATGACCCAGTAGCACTAGGTGATTCAACGGCCATAACTTACTCAGTGATAGCAGGTAGCCTGCCCTCGGGCATGAGGGTCACATCAACAGGACTGCTTACGGGCACTCCGGCCCAGGTTGCCAAGAGAACTCTTTACACCTTCGTCGTGCGAGCCACGGCCGGCGCCCAAATCACGGACAGGACCTTCTCTATAGACATAGAAGGACAGGACGCACCCGTTTTCACCACGGCATCGGGACAACTACAGTTGGATGATTCCACACGTGTGGGACTGTACTGGGTGTTGGATGGTGAGTACGTGAACTTCCAGTTCCAGGCCACGGACGAGGACACGAGATTGGGAGGATCTAAAAAGTTCGAGGTGGTGTCTGGCATACTGCCGCCTGGACTGACACTGCGGGAGGATGGACTGCTTTCGGGCACGTGTCAACTCACGGACGACTACTTCGAGGATTCCACGAGACAGATAGCGATGACCTTTCCGATCACGGTCAGGGTCAGTGACAGCACATCTGTGACAACACAAGAAAATTCGATCTACGTCTACTCTGCGGCATACTGGAATGTGAACAATCCAAACATCACAGTGGACATGACCGAGATCAACAATTTCCCAATCACCATGGATCACACTTCACAAAGGAGACCGGTGTTCCTCACGGACAGCAACCTAGGCACTTTCAGGCACGACAACCAGATGGTGATCAAGATAGATGTGGATGACGCTGATTCCACTGGAAACGATCTTGTGTATTCTAAAGTGGGAGGCACACTGCCCACGGGTCTACAGGTTGATCCAAACTCGGGAGAGATATTTGGATATCTACCAAGACAGGGAGCGGTCACGACAGATTATTCATTCACCATGAGGGCCACGAGGACCATGGACACAGGACAGTTGGTTTACACTGATCAAGTTTTCACCATGACCGTGCTGGGAGAGATAGACATAGGTGTGTCTTTCATCACACCCGCCAATGTGGGCACACTGACCGCAGACATACCAAGCACACTTTCCATACAGGCGGTGGCGGACGAGCCCAACAGAGTTCTATCATATTCTGTGACAGGAGGTGCACTGCCGACTGGTATCACCCTCTCACCACTGGGCAATCTAGTGGGCACAATAGACCCCAGCGACTTCACGGATTCAACAAGGACGTTCACTTTCACCGTGACGGTGAGTGATCAATACCAGGAGTCCGCGGCCACCAAGGAATTCACTTTGACCATAAACATACCATACACCACCATCGAGTACGGTGACATGATGGGGCACGCCACGTCATTCATTGACCAGAACATATTCTACAACATAGCACAAGATCCCAACATCAACTCACCGGAAGAGATATATCGTCCAGAGGACTCAAACTTTGGTATGAAACTGAGACCGGAGATGCTGATGATGGCGGGCGTAGAAGCACAGACGCTGACCACGTTCCAAAACCAGATGGAGTTGAACCACGCACCCATAACACTGTGGTTCGGGGACATCAAGACAGCCGTGGCCAAGCAGAGCGGAACTGTTCTGTACGAGGTTGTGTACATCGACATGGTGGACCCTTTCGTCAACAACGACGGTGTTGAAACCGGAGCCACCACCATCAGACCCAACGCGGTAGAAAACATGAGGGACAGGATCAAGGCCCTAGGACACGACGAGTGGACATTTCTACCACTATGGATGAAGACCGAACAGGCCGGACAGCAGGGACCACTGGGCTACATCAAGGCCGTGCCGATACTGTACTGTAAACCTGGTACTTCCGCCAAACTCAAGAAGCGGATAGAGGATCTAAACCTAAACTTCAAGAACATCGACTTCATCATAGACAGGTACACTGTCAGCAAGAGCAAGATATCTCCGGTTTCTTTCACTGGTGATGGCTCAACACTGTCATTCCAACTGGACGAAATAGTGCATGAAGAAGACATTTTGGTAAAAGTGAACAACATCACACAGGCACGCGATGACACCGGTGATGGCACAGATTACCATATCACACATGACGTAGCAAATCAACGAACAACCATTGTTTTCAATGTGGCGTCGGTGCCCGCGGACGGAGATGTCATCAGGGTGGAGAGATTGAACGATAAATATCTAAGATTTAGGGACATAACATAATGGCAAGCAACATAGTACCAGGAAACATAGACGGAACGTATCCGGTAGCCGGACAGGACAACAGTTCACAGGGCTTCAGGGACAACTTCACGGCCACAAAGAACAACTTCACGGAGGCCAAATCCGAGATAGAGGCACTCCAGTCAAACAAAGCCAGCCTCAACGCTTCAAACGATTTCTCAGGCAACATTGTCGCAGACGCCGAATTGAAGGACAACTCAGAGACGGTGTACGCACACGGTTCCATAGACGGAACAATCACACTGAACCATGAGAACGGACACTACCAGACGTTGACCACAACAGGAACGATCACACTGAGTTTCCTTAACTTACCAAACACAGGCAAACTAGGCAGGATCATACTGGACTTGACAGTGGCATCAACCGCACACACCATAACAATACCCAGCGCGGTGTTGGTCGCGGGAAATGTGTCAGGTGGAGACGGCAGTTCAGACACCATCACGGTACCGACCTCGGGCAGATACCTTTATGAGTTCATGAGTCCAGACGCAGGCGCAACGATACTGATGCACCAGTTAGGCGACAACTACATCTAATAGGAGGTAGTGATGTATTTCCATCCATTACAAGAAGAGATAGGCAACATGAGCGAGGAGGACATCTCCAAACGCATCAAGGAACTTTCGAGGAAGGTCGCGATAGCCAGGCGTGGACGTAATCCTGAGATGCTCCACAATCTTCAGTTGGCACTGAACACATATCGTGATGCCATAAGACAGAGACGAATCGAGGAGTGGCACAAGAACAACAAGAAACTTCGCAACGAACCAGATATCGGTGACCTCATAAACATGGAATAGTAAATATTGCCGATGTCAGGCAGTTTCACTTGGAAGACTAAATTCAAATCAATAATCATAGTAGACAATGAACTGTTTCCCAACGAGTACAGTGTAGAGTTATCACTGACACCGCACACCGCGAGCCTCAAGGAACAGACCGAGTACTTCGACAGGTTAAAGAATCTTTTCGAACAGGTGTTCGCCAACACGATCACGGCCTGGAGGGAAGAGAAACTTTACCAGACGTTGAAGATGAACAGTCGCAACAGGTTCATAGAACTCCCAAGACCTCCCTATGACCAGATCATGGCCGCGGCATGTTTCTGCAAGGCCAATTCAATACTGGAGAGCAACATCACCATAAATCACATAGCCCTCAGCTCATGGCAAGGAGATGGTATTACCTACACGGTTGACAAAGACAGCAATGAGCTTATACTTTTAGATAGGCCCGACTGGTTTTCGGAAAAATACAGCAAATTTGATCCGTGGTGGTTAAGGCCAGACACAGCAACATATGATGAGGAACTTGACAAAGGCATATACACAGGACATTTCAGTTGGAAAACCCAACATAACACCATTGACAAACAGCACCAGGAACATGCTAAAATATTCAAGTTCAACCCAAAGGTGCTAGATGGCGGAAAAGACAAAGACAAATGACCACGGAGACGTGACGTTCTCGGAAGAGGATGCCGTTGACTTGCTTTACACCGATCCAGATTTTGACATATCAAGACTGTTCTTCGAAGACACTGCAAAATACAGCATGGCACTAAAAGAGCTTGGACTGGATTTACCAAAAATTAACACAGCACCCAACAGGGAACCACTGGCAGAGTTCGATCACAAGAACATCAACACATGGCACATGCCAGAACAGTACTACAAGATCAATATGCTGGAATGGCTTTTGGAGAGATGTCAGAGTGACGAAGAACGACAGAGGGTACAACTGGAATACAACCTATTTGAAAAGAAAAAATTTATAAGGGTACTACAGTTCCTGATCTATTTTGTTGACACGCTACGAGCTAATAATATTGTTTGGGGTGTGGGCAGGGGATCCAGCGTGGCCAGTTTCTGTCTGTTCCTGATAGGAGTACACAAGATCAATCCCATGCTGTACGATTTGGACATCACCGAATTCCTGCGATGATAAGTAATCAATATAGGAGCATATTAAAATGGTAGCAAGACCCACAAGAAAAAGAATGTATAGAACCATGCAGGGACGTATGGTAGACATAGAGAAATTGAGAGCGGCCAACGAGACCGTACAAGCGGTAGGCAACATGAACGTGAATGCTCGTGGAGACGTTTTAGGACCAGGTGGACAGGTCGTTACCAAGAAAGAGACAGTCATAAAGAAATACTACGAACAACCTAGGGGCATGGTGGACGACACGCCAGCGAGGGCCAAACCCGCACCAGCACCAAGGACACCACCACAAAAGACCGTGCAGACGATGACACCTGTCGCCAAGACAGAGATCAAACAACGGCCAGCGCCGGAACCGGTGGTGGCACCCAAGGTAGAAGCGGAACCCACACCAGTGGCTACATTCAAACCCAAGACAGAGAGCACGGAGAAAAAAGGCATAGACGCCGCTCTTGACGGATTGGAATAGATCCGCTATAATACTTCTACAATGGGACAGATAGAAGATCTACAAGCAAAAGGATTCGGATCGCATGGTGGTAAGCAGTACACCGTTGACTACGACATCACACCACTGAAGAAGAGGGTTTTGGTTTCAGACATGCAGTTCGGAGCCACAAAATCAAAGGGTGGAATCATCTTGCTTGACGACGACGGCACAGAAGCGGGCATACACCCAAGATGGGCCAAGGTATACGCAGTTGGCAAGGAACAGGAAGACGTGCGGGTGGGCGAATGGCTACTCGTGGCACACGGCAGATGGTCCAGGGCACTCAAGGTCAAGAAAGCGGGCGAAGAGCTGGAAGTTAGGATGATCGACGAGAATGACATCCTGCTGGTATCCGAAGAGGAACCAGACTTCAACAACAGGCAGGCCGGCTACATCAACACGGGCGGTATGCGACAGATGACTTCACTGCCGGGCAATGACTAGTGAACAAAACAGACTTTTCGATGACAAAGGTTTCGCGATAGACTGGATACCTCCCTTTTCCAATGACCGCCAATTGCTCCAGGCAAGAGGCGATTTCTTCAAAAACAAAGAAAACAAATCATTCCCATACATAACTTCGGAATACAATAATTTCATACACGCATTTCAGCAGTCTTTGTTGTCACACAAATACATCAAAGTGAAAGGTTTAGAGCTCTTTACCCAGAGAGATGTCATCACAGGATGCCAACACTTCATAGATCAAATAATAATGACACATGGCCTGCGGAACATACAAGTTTTCAAAGGTGGATATAACTATTATCGAAAATTAGACCCGGAATTCGCACATGTTGATTTAGATAGCATGATGCCTGGCAAACCGTTGATATTGGAATACCCATTTCCGTCTTCAGGAGATAGACATCCACAATACAATGAAATCATAAGCAGGGCCGACGACATGGGAATCGATGTGTACCTGGATTGTGCTTGGTTACCTTGCGCTTGGGAGCAAGATTTGGATCTAGGCGCACACTGTATCAAAGGCATGGCGACAAGTCTAAGCAAACCTTTTGGTATGCATTGGTGCAGGATTGGTGTGAGATGGCTCAAGCACGAAACAAGCGACACGATAAAGATCGAGAACCAATACAGAATGGTCTCCTATCCTAATGTGATGATAGGGAAATACTATCTTGACAAATTCCCAATGGATTACCTGATCACCAAATACAAAAAAAAATACTATGACTTATGCAATAAACATGATTTGAAGCCTTTGAAAACTTTGATGAGTGCTTACAGCAAAGAAAATGAAGGGATGGTTGGGGTAGCCAACCTGTTATTAAAAAATGACTAGATCACACACCTGTTACGTTTGTAAAAAAGAATTCTTCAATGCGATTTACTGGTACGACAGCCTACATGACACAAAATATGACAAGAGGATAATCAGACCGTTCTGTGGGCCCGTCTGCGCCAATCAATACAGGGAGATCTCAGACGAGAACGATTACCCACAACGCAGGCCACTACCAAAAGGACCAGAATGGCAGATAATAATTGACATAAATGGATTGGACTATGAAACCGATTGAAGTTGAAATAAAGAAACTGGTCACAATGGCCGACATTGGACTGGGTGTTGAACGGCCATTGAACCGAGAGAAGAGGACCTGGATCAAAGGACTCACAAAAAATAAAAAACAGAAACCTATTTTAGTGGCACCAATAAAAGATTCTGGATACTTTATATTATTGGACGGCTGGCACAGGGTACAGGCACTCAAGAAGCAGAGAAAAAAGACTGCAACAGCAATAAAATTACCAGTCGCACAAGGATTGCAATTGGCGAAGGCCAACAAGATCCTCAGAGATGTGGACAGGGAATCAAAATTCCGCTTGAAAGTGTCCGGATTGATCAATGATTGGGCACAATCACAAATTGACAAATAGGCAATCAGTGCTATAATTGTAGGATGATACAGCGTTTTGGTTTCTGTTGTAAATGGCTCAACGACGAGTCGGAGTTTGGCGGCATGAAAGTCAACGCCAAGGACCGTGATCTAAACGGCAGAAGCACCACGATGCGTTGGCTACGTGAACACCAGGAAGAGGCCGAACAGCGACAGTGGGACATCATGACACACAACACAACGGCCGCACGTAGGTTGATAGAACGTGTGGGCACACTGCCACCGGAACGTAGGATGGTGAGGCTAGGTAGCGAAATGCTACAGGGCTACACCGAGAAGGACTGGAAGTCATGGTGGCAACAACAGGACATACAGGATCACCTAGCGAACCTATTCGCACCCGTGGGAGAGATGGCCAGGAAGTTGGATGTGAAAGTTTCATTCCATCCGGGACAGTTCTGTGTGCTGGCGTCAGACACACCAGACATAGTTGAACGTAGCATAGAAGAATTCGAATACCACGCGGACATGGCCAGATGGATGGGGTTTGGCAAGAGCTTCCAGGATGGTTGTAAAATTAATGTACACATATCAGGCCGTCAAGGACCAGACGGCATCAGGAAGGCACTACCCAGATTATCAACAGAGGCAAGGAACCTGATAACGATCGAGAATGACGAGATGGGACACGGCTTGGAGAAGAGCCTGGAATTGGAGAAGGATCTCGCATTGGTCCTAGATGTGCATCACCACTGGATCCGTGACGAGGAGTACATCGAACCCACGGACGACAGGGTCAAACGTGTGATAGATTCGTGGCGTGGTCAGAGACCCAGTATGCATTATTCGTATTCACGAGACGAACATCTTGCGGTAGCAGACCTTGGTGAACGAACACACACCGAGATGCATGACATTAAAGATCTACTTGCGAGAGGTTGCAAGAAACAGAAACTGAGGGCACACTCGGACCTATTACCAAATCGTAAGGTAAATGATTGGGCTCTTTCGTTCTCGGAAAACTTCGACATACAGGTGGAGGCCAAAGGTAAAAACATGGCCTCGGAACAATTATATAGACAAGCGAAGG